GGTTCTGTTCTGTCATCATAATTAAAACCTAACAGTTCTAATCCTGACGTATAAGTTCTTTCCCAATCTTTTCTAGAAGATTTATAATCCATGTAGTTTTCATACATCTTACTTCCTAATGGATCTAAAACATCGTCTGGTAATAATTCTGCTAAGTTAGAAAAGTGACCTTGTGTTCCTTCTAAATTTACTGACGATGGATCAAAATCTATATCAACACTTCCGTCTTCGTTCTCTTGAACTTCAACAGGACCTTTAGTATCTTGCCCTTGTTCTTTCTCTAGCTCTACTTGTATATCTTCTTCGCTAGGAATATTAATTTCTTTTCTTACCTCGTTGGGTAAGGCCTTTTCTATTTCTGCCATTTATTTTCTCCAGTTTGACTGTCTTAACAGTATTATATCCAATATTCAAGCCTTGTGGGTTAGGTCCACTTTTAGGTGGTGGTCCAAATTTTTTGCCTTTAATCACTATATGTACTTATTGCCTCCTGAAAGAGCTTTATCTACTCTTCCACCTTTTGATTTAATATCTCTAATTAAAAGTTTTTCTTGAATTTCTTTTACAGGAGAATCTCCTCTTGATCCTCCCACACCTTTAATTGGTTTTAAAATTTTAATCATTGGTTTTCTAGGTGCATCGAAAGAAAACCTACTAGAAAATCTTTCAAAACTTTTAGAATTTTTAATTAAAGGTTTTGCTTTCTTCTTTGCTTCCTCGAAAGAACCTGCACTAACGGTAATACTCCCTCTTTGAGAGTCCCTAGATAGTTTAGTGCTTTTTTCGCCAACGTCCCCTCTATCATAAGTTTGAGGTCCTATAAGTTTATAATCAATTTTAAATTCAGCCATTAATAATATGTTCGTTTAGTTTTAATAATTTTCTCTTCTTCATAATCTTCAGGATGCGGTACCAACCCTCCCT